CCCGGTTCTGGACGCCGGAGGCGAAGCTCTACGATCAGACGAACAAATACATGGCGAATTACCAGGCGTGGGCGCAGCAGGGTTTTTTGCAGACGACGCCAGGGGATGGGATAGACTCCCAGTTCATTAAAAAGGTGATTTTGGACGATGCGCGGCGGTTCAAATTGGCGTCGCTGAACGTGGACCGGCTTTTCCAGGCGTACCAGCTTTCGCAGGAGCTGGCGGACGAGGGGCTTGAGGTGTTCGGGATGGGGCAGGGGTTTTTGAGCATGGCGGCACCGATGAAGGATTTCGAGCGGCGGCTGATTGCGAAAAAGCTGCACCATGGGGGGAATCCGGTGCTGCGGTGGATGGCAGATAACGTAGCGGTGAAGATGGACCCGGCGGGGAATTTGAAGCCGGACAAGGCGGCGAGCCAGGGGAAGATCGATGGTATCGTGGCGCTGGTGATGGCGTTGGACCGGGCGATGCGGAATGATAAGCCCAGCCGCAGCGTATATGAAGATCACGGGCTGTTTACGGTGTAGAACAGCGGATGCGCGGGATGGCACGGATTAAGGGCGCAAGCGTGGATTGCGCAGGCCATAGAGGATGGAATAGTGATTGTAATACAGCGGGCGTATAAGACCGAACTTGATCCAAATAATAAGCAGCGGACGTTATTCGTCAAATGCGCTGGGGTGGCCAGGTTCGTCTATAACTGGGGCCTGGCTGACCACGAGGAACGATATGCCCGTGGTGAGAAGACGAACATCTATGAGCAGAAGAGGCGTTTCAATGCCCTGAAGGATGAACACTTCCCATGGATACGGGAAGTGGCTTATGTGATCATCCAGGAGGCGTTTAGTAATTTGGAGGCAGCCTACAAGAATTTCTATAGGCGGCAGAAAAACGGGGATAAAAAACCAGGCTATCCAAAATTCAAGAGCCGGAAAAATGGAATTGGTTCGTTCAGGATGAGGGGATCAATATCTATCGATGAGGACAGGATAAAATTGCCACGCATCGGCTGGGTGAGGCTGAAGGAGCGCGGCTATTTGCCCACTGAGGGGATCAAGTTGCTATCGGTCACAATTTCGGAGCGGACAGGGCGATGGTTCGTAAGCGTGCAATGCGAGATGGAGATCGATGAGCAACAGAACACCGGGCCAGTCATAGGCGTCGATTTTGGGGTCAAGGATTTGGTGGTGTGCTCGAACGGCAAGCGGTTCAATCCACCAGAAGAGTTATACGGGTTGGATAGAACGGTGATCAGATTGAGCCGCAAGCTGTCCAGACAGAGGATGGGAGGAAAAAATAGGGAGAAGACGCGACGAAGAATAGCCAGAATCGGCGCTAGGATTGCCAATGTGAGACGACAGATGACGCACGATATCTCGGATTATCTGACGGCGAAAACCAAGTCGAGGGTGATCGGGATCGAAGATTTGAACGTGAAAGGGATGATGAAAAATCACAATCTGGCGCGAGCTATCGCGAATGTGAATTTCGGCGAGCTGCGGAGGCAGATCGAATATAAGGCGCGGTGGCGCGGTTCTGAGGTCGTCGTGGCGGATAGGTGGTATCCATCCAGTAAGACGTGCTCTCATTGCGGGTCTATTCGCGATGAACTGAAGTTGTCGGAGAGGATATTCAGATGTCCTGAATGCGGGTTCGAGATCGACCGTGATTTGAACGCGGCGATTAATTTGAGAAATATGGCCGCTAAACTAGCGGTGACAGCCTGTGGAGAGGAGAGGTTACAGCCAGAAACAGCGGCAGTGCTCCTCAATGAAGCAGGAACCGGGCGGGCGGCATGAATGCCGTTATAGGTCCAGGATGGAACCCGGAAGGGTTCGTCCCCGCGGGCGCGGGGATTTGGCCAAAAAACCGCCCCAAAAGACGGTTTTTTGTACGTTCGTCCCACGCGGGCGCGGGGATTTGGTTTTCGGAGACCTGGAGTCGGGCCAAACGGTTGGTTCGTCCCACGCGGGCGCGTGGATTTGGGTGTGACAATATGATGAATGAGAGGGCGGGCTGATGTTAAATGCTCTCAAGAGAATATTGCAGAAGAGTTTGACAAGTTTTGTGAACGAGTCGGGGGATTCGACGTATCCCTATTATTCATGGCGGACGGTATCGCTGTATGACTCGATTTATCGGAGTTATGCCCAGTTGTACGAGCAGCAACCGAATGTGCGGACGTGCGTGGATTTCCTGTCCCGGAACGTGGCGCAGTTGGGGTTGCACGTTTTTCGCCGGGTGGATGATACGGACCGGGTGCGGTTGACTGACCATCCACTGGCGGCGTTGTTGGGCAAGCCGAACCCCTGGACGACGCGATACCGGCTGATCGAGTCGCTGATGGGCGACCTGGGCATTTATTTCAATGCGTATTGGCTGAAGTTCAGGACGGACGGCGCGGTGTCGGCGCTGCTGCGTGTGCCGCCTGATATGGTGACGGTTTCTGGGGGGCTGACGCCGCGGGGATATGAAATCAATCTGAACGGGCAAACGCTGAAACCTCCAGCCGAGGACGTGATACATTTCCGAGGCTATAACCCATCGAATGCGACGGTGGGGTTATCGCCGCTGGAAACGCTGCGGCGGGTTCTGGCGGAGGAACACGCGATGGGTGATTACCGCGAGAATTTCTGGCGAAATTCAGCGCGGATGTCGGGGCTGATCGAGCGACCAGCGGCGGCCCCGGGCTGGAGCCCTGATGCGCGGGAGCGGTTCAAGGCGGAATGGGAATCTCTCTACGCAGGGACGAATAACAGCGGCAAAACCGCGGTGCTGGAAGAAGACATGAAGTGGAAGCAGGTGAGCTTCAACGCGCAGGAAAGCGAGTACCTGAGCGGGCGGAAATTGACGCGGGAGGAATGCGCGCGGGCCTATCATATCCCTTTACCGATGGTAGGGATATTAGACCATGCCACTTTTAGCAACATTTCGGAGCAGCACCAGAACCTATATCAAGACTGCCTCAGCCCGTGGCTGAAGATGATCGAAGAGGAGATCGGACTGCAATTATTGCCGGACTTCGCCGACGCGGGCGACATTTACGTAGAATTCAATCTGGCTGAGAAATTGGCCGGTGATTTTTCGGAGCAGACGAAATCACTGCAATCGGCGGTAGGCCGCCCCTGGATGACGGCTAACGAGGCGCGGGCGAGACTGAATCTGCCGCGCATGGATGACGATGGGGCGGATGCGCTGGTGACGCCGCTCAATGTACTGGTGGGTGGACAGGCAAGCCCACGAGATGCGGGGAAGAACAGCGGATTGGCAGGAGGGAACGGATTGGAGCTTCCGGAGAGCAAAGCGGCGCGGGGGAAGATCGATCCGACGCTGCCGGCGCTGCGGGAGCGATATGAAGGCCGGTGGCGGGGGATGCTGGCCAGGACGTTCGAGCGGCAGAGGAATGCGGTGGTGGGGAAGGTGAACCAGGCGGAGCGGGCTGATGACGTATGGGACGCGGCCCGGTGGAATCGAGAACTGGCAGCGGATATTTTTGGATTGAACGCCGCGACGGCAACGGCCTGGGCGCGCTACGTGGCGGCGCAGCTCGAAAGCGAGTTCGATGAGGACGGCTTCGATGATTTTCTGGCAGAAAACAGCCGGATCGCGGCGGAAAATATCAACCATACGACGCTAAAACAGATGGCGGCGGTGTGGGGCGAGGCGGACCGGTTGGAGGCAGTCAAGAACGTCTTCTCTATCGCGATCACGGTGAGAGCGGCGGAGATCGCGACGGCAAAAACGACGACGGCCTCAGTCTACGGGGCCACGCAGGCGGCGCGACAGGGAGGCCTGCGGACGAAGACATGGCAGGTAAACAGCGCGAACCCGCGCGACGCGCACGCGGCGATGGACGGGGAGACGGTCGGGATTGGTGATTTGTTTTCTAACGGCATGGCGTGGCCGGGCGATCCGTCCGGCGGCGCTGAAAATAACGCGAACTGCAAATGTTCATGTGTGTTTGCGTGAGAACAGAGTGAGAACAGAGTGAGAACAGAGAACAGCGGATGCGCGGGATGGCACGGATTGGGGCGATTGAAATCGCGCCTGATGAGCCAGGGGCTGGGCGTCCCCCTGCGGGGACGCTTTAGGCGGAGGCGCGGGATAATTGGTTGGCTTTTGGGGCGATGGAATAGAAGGCGGCAGCGTGGCTGCCGCAATCCAAAGAGGTGAGGTGGGAGATGAATCATAAGAATTTTCAGATTAAGAATTTCAAGGCTCTCGATATAGAGCAGGGCATTTTTGAGGCTATCGTGGCGGTGTTCAATAACGTGGACCGGATCAACGATAAGATTATTCCAGGGGCGTTCCTGCGGTCTCTGGCAGCGTGGAAAGCGAAGGGGCGCCCTATTCCGGTGATATTTGCCCACGAGTGGGACAACCTGGACGCGCACATCGGGCAGGTGCTCGAAGCGAAAGAGGTCGAAGAGGGCCTATACGTGAAAGGCCAGCTCGAGATGGACGAACCCTTCGCTAAACGAGTCTGGAAGAAGATGCAACAGGGCGTGCTGGCGGAATTTTCGTTCGCATACGACACGGTGAAAGAGGCGATAGTGGATGGCGTCCGAGAATTGAGGGAAGTCGATCTACTGGAAGTTGGGCCGTGTCTGGTAGGGATGAATCCAGAGACGCGATTGATCGGGGTGAAAGAATCGGAGTTGAAGCCGTATCCTAACGAACACGCCTGCAGGCTGCGTGACCCGGATGATTTCGAGAAAGGCAGCTTCAGGCGGACGACCCGTGAACACGAAGGCAAGGAATATTCCATCATTCTGGGCCGTCTGAAGGACGAAGAAACGCTGACGGAGCAGGCCTATCGTTATGCCAAGAAGGTGTGGTCGGCGGATGAAGCGAAAGCCCATTGCCGGGCGCACGATGGGGCGTTCGAGGCGGCTGCGGAGAAATCGGGGGCGCGGCATACGGCGAAAGAGTTCGAGATGATTCAGGGGATCCACGATCTGGCGGTTTCGCTGGGGGCGAAATGCGCTGGGGCGGAAGATAACGCCGCCGGGGATGAAGCCGAGGGCGACGATGAGGCCCGTGAGGGTAAATCGAGGGGCCGCGAGGCGAGCATGACGGCGACGAAGTTGGATTTGGATTTGTTGGAGTTGGAATAGAACGCGGATATGCAGGAGGGCACGGATGGAGAAGGCATATCAGCGGGATGGTATGGATTAGGGTTTGTGATAAGAAGCATGATGGAGGTGCTATTGTGGGTAAGAAAGACGATTTGAGAGAAAAGATTCGGGTATTGTTGATGAAGGCGCGGGACATCGCGGCCAAAGCGGAAGCGGATGACCGTGAATTTACCGTCGAGGAACGGGAGCAGGTGCAGGCCGCTATCGAGGAAGCGGGCGAGCTGAAGAAAGAGCTGAAGAAGTTCGTCGATGACGACGAACTGAAGGCGCAGATGGCCTCCCTGGGCGAGGGGCTGGAGATGCGGTCGCGGCAGGATGGGCCGCCGGCACAGATGCAGGCCAGGAAGGGGATGACGCTGG